GGCCCCATGTTATAGTTCGCTCCGTGGTTTACTCTCTTTGACAGATTGCGCAGCGGCTTGGAGATTTCCTCGTAAGGGATGCCAAAGAACTTGTGTGCGTTCCAACTGTGGTAATCCTTATCGCTCTCCACAAGTTCAATCAGTGCGCCGCAGCCACTCATGTAGCCTACGCAGCGAGCTTCGGATTGAGCGTAGTCCCCCTCTGCAAGCAACCAGCCATCATCAGCTTTTACCCAAGACTTAACTGCCGGGCCTTGAGGGATGTTCTGGATTTGAAGTCCTGACCAGAATGAAGATTCACTGGATGCAAGGCGCCCGGTGTCTGTACCTGCCGGGTTGAGCTTGTAATAGAGTCTGCCATTCCAGAACTTATCCCACACGAAATAGGTTGAGAGCAGTTTAGCTTGCTTGCGATAGGCAAGGATTTCAGAGACAATGAGTTCATTGAAGGGATGCACCGCCGCGCAAGCATTCATAGCTTTAGCGTCTGCACTCTCCACATCTCCCATGCCCAGCACCTTGAGCAGCCGGTTGCATTGGTCCGGGCTGCCGGGATTAAAGCTCTCGCCAAACCATGCAGTCAGCTTCTTCTTGCGCTCCTCTAATTTGCGCTCAGCTTCTGCCTTGCCCTCATCGAACTTCTGCTTATCGAGACTGAGGCCATCAGCTTCCATGTGCAGGCACGGAAACACCATGGGAAACTCAGCAAGATAATTGGTGATAGCCCAATCAGGAGCCTCAAGTATGAGGGAGAGGAACGCATTCATCGTTGCCCAGCAGTCACGGGCATTGTACTCAAAGAGTTCCCACTCTCCGCCGGCACTGTCGTCTTTCCAATAACGTACATCTCTGACTGCGAACGCGGTAATAAAATCCAAGCGCTTCGGCAGTTCTGAGTACCAAGAATGGAAGAGATGTTGCGTGTCGTAAAGCCAATTATGTACGGGGATGTTCCAGCGCAGGAAGTAGAGATTGTCATAGAGTCCATTCTGGAAGATTTTGCCTGGGGCCGAAAGATTGAGCTGGCGGCAGAATGCGTGGGCCAGCATATCTTTGAAGGGCACAACTACCGAGTGGGTGGAGCCATCGGGAAACAGCCCACAGTAACCGACGCAGTGGATTCTACGCTCCGGGTCGCCGCGATAAGTCTCAATGTCAATGGCTAGGAGCTTGGCACTGGAGAAGCGAGCAAGTAGGGCAGCAGAGTTCTCAGGTTTCCAGACCTCCCAAGTGAATGGAGTCTGCGGAAACCAGTCATCCGGGCGAGTGATCTTGCTGATGAATCGCTTGAAGATGAAGCGAGCTTCCGGCACACGAACAAGGTGAGCAAGTGGATTGATGATGAGAACTCGCACATCAGTTTCTGTTCCCAGCCTGTGAGCAGCAAGCGTAAAGCATGAACCTGCATAGTCATCAAGGCTAAGTTTGCGCTTGTTGCCACGCTTATCGAGAGGGTGGCGGAAATCAGGAAGTGCCGTAAGCAGCACAGTCATGGTCTCTGCACAGGAGCAGATGATCGAGTCAATCCTATTTGCTTTGACTTTTGCTGCTATGCTTGCAAGGTAGCTTTCAGGAGAGAGTGACACCTTGCAGCCATAGGGGGCAATCAGCTCATTGAAGCGTGGAAGATATGCACGGTCATCGGCAGTGCCAAATAGAGCAAGGGTAGTCACAATCAATTCTCCTTGTTACGGGGTACAGATTTTCGTTTAGCTTCGTGGAGGAGGCCAAAAGAAAATGCCCCGCCCTATCAGCTTGTGGCCAAAGGGGCGAGGCAGAGTTAGCGGTTAGCTATCAGAGCACAACCACATCCTTCAGCGAGAAGTTGAAGCGCTCGGGATCTTTGCGATCCTGCTTGCGAATCAGCGAGGCAGCAACCGTCACCTTGTTGATTGCTTGCAGCGCTTCACCGATACCGCGAGTGCCGAAATGGGCAGCGAACGGAGCGATAGCTTCCTTGAGGAAGCCGACGCCGAAGTCATTCACGGTGCCATCCTTCTTGAAGGGCGAGAAGATTTGCGAGAACTTCATGCCGGCGGCAGCTTGCGATTCTTCTTCGGGGTTCTTCACCTCGTTGACAGCTTCGACTTCGTAGCTGAACTTGATGTACTCGTTCTTGCCGGCCTCAGTAGGCGTGACACGCTCGGCAGAAACAACGAGAGTGTAATGGCCAGTGGGCGGCACACCAACAGGGGGCAGATCATCCAGATCGTCCATGGACGCATTGAGCAGGGAGTCAAAGTCAGTGAAAGCAGCATTGGACATGATACAGTTTCCTTAAAAGTTAACGCAAGTTGGCGAAGATGTCGGCTTCGCCTTCCGATTTCTCCCGGAGTTGGGAGAGAATTTCTTGCTCCGCGAGCATTGCGTAGCCAGCAATGTCGTGGAAGTTATCCGGGTAATCCTTGGCACCGTTGATCTGGCGAGCAATCTTGTGTAAGATCATCTCGATGGCTTCACGCTGATCTTCGGGAAGATAGTACCAGTTGCCAGTAGATCGAGCTGCATTCTTCAGGCCTTGTGCAATGTGCGCATTAGCTGCAAAGCTGCCGTACTTCTTTTCCCGATCGCTGAGAGTGTCAGTGATGTTCATGATACATGCTCCAAAGGGTTTGTCAAGAGGGACTGGCACAGCCAGTCTCAAGAGGCGGGGAACAACGACTCAATAGAAAGCTCGTCACCCTTCTTATCATCTACACTGGCAGGCAAGCGGCTACCAGTCACGATGGTGGGAGAGAACGTAGTCAGACTGTTTGCCCTGTGTTGCTTGTTGAGCACGCTAGTATAGACCACGCTGTCGAAATACTTTGCACAGGTGAGCGAGAAGTTCCGCGTGCCGGCAACAGGGACAATCTTCTCCCGGCCCTCAAGACTTTCAGACTCAAGCTCATGGCTAATGACTGCAATGTTAATGTCCAGTGCCTGAATGAAACTAAGCACCTGCTCCATGAGGTTTCCTTGAGCAGCGTAGTCAGCGTAGGTGCGCTTGTATTCTTCGCCGCCGGGCTTGGTGATTTCCTTGAGGATCACCCTGTTCATGGCAGAGTTGGCAAGCTGGCTCATACTGTCAATGACAAGAATGTCATTGTTTGTGAAGCTAAGAATGTCAATCTCACTCCACTTGGCACTTGCATTCTTGAGGCATAGCGGGCAATTGATCTTGCCATGCTCCATGCAAATGCGCTTCTTGCCGCCGCGCAAGACCTCACGAACTGTGTCGATTGCAACCGGATACAGTTTATGGTCCGGTACAGGGATCACGTTAATGTTCTTGCGAAACTGCGGATCAAGCATGGCCGGGTTAAGCAGCGTTTTGATGCCACTCTCAAGATCAAGCCAGTGCAACGTGAACTTGCTGGCGAGCTTGCCAACGAGGGCAGTCTTTCCAGTCTTTGGCGCCCCATAAACTAGGACCTTTCCGCGCGCTGAGGGTACGAACTCATCGAGGTTCATGATAGCTCCTTCTTAATGGGCAGTTTCGTCATCGCTAGGCAGTGAGAGGAATGGAACAACGGCAACAACAGGATAGATAAGCACGCCGTCTTCCAGTGTTTGCGGCTCCTTCAACACGCGCAAGGATACAGCACAGCTGTGCAGGATCATCGAGCCGATGGCAGCCTCTGCAAACTTCACGGCCTCTTGCGTATTGGGCAGCTTATCCTTGGGGCCATAGACAACGAGTGCATAGTGCCTGTGTTCTTGCCCATCTTCCCCTTCTTCAGTCATAAAGGGGACAGGACTCACACCGATACATACATCGCTGCTTGCATGGTAGAAGTCCACGCTTGGATGTTGTGCCGCACTCACAAGAGTTGCAGCCATGAGTTCAAGATTGATAGCGTTAGCGGGATTCATTCAGTTTCTCCTTCTGGCGGTTGGTAATCTGTGTGAGTGTGGTGAAGTAGTCTACGTGTTCAAGTGCTTGAATGTCAGCCACGCCAGTGATTGCGGGAAGATCAGCGAACTCTTTGCCGTAGACTGTAGAGAAGTTCAGATCGCAGGACTCATAGTATTCGCAGCGCCGCATGAATGAGAAGCAACTGCGCCCGCGCTTGGGAAAGAACTTCAGCTCGCTGTATTGCTCGATCTGATTGTGGATGAGGAGCTGATCCTGTAGCCATTCTGCCTTCTTAAGTGCAGTCTTGGGAAATGGGATCTGAATCCACCGTTGATCGCTGGCACTGTAGATCGTGTAAAGCACCTCGTACTCTGTGCCGCCAAGCATATCAATCACAATGCTGTATGAGAGAGCTTGATCACTGTTGCCGTAGAGTGAGGGATCTACATTCTTGAAGCCTGTCGTCTTGTTCTCTTTCACGAGGAAGCGGCCAGTCTCTCGATGCTTGAGGACTTCATCAACGTGGCCAGAGTAGAAATGGCCATCCTCAAAATCTACCACCATTACTGCTTCAATGTTAACTACCTCGTAATCGCTGAGGTTGGTTTCTTCTTGATGGAAGGTGCGGTAAGTGTAGAGCGCCCAGACTGCTTCATAGAAACTCTTGCCAGTCTTTCGTTCATTCTTGAATTCCTCTTCAAGAAGGTCAATGTCCCAAGCAAGGAAAGCAGCCCAGATAGCTTCACGCACATCGAGAGTCTGATCGTACACTGCTACGCCAGCACCGACAGCATGGCCAAATGCAAACGTGGGGCTATTGATGCGCTGAACTGTTCCTGCGTCAGATTGCATCTTCTTGATTGCCCACTTGCGCGGACAAGCATGGAACATATCAGTCGTGCTGTAAGTTGTCAGGTTGCGATGGCTGGTAAGGATAGAGTAGTTATCTTTCTTTACCTTGAGTGCTGCACCAAATCCCGGCGTCGCCTCGGTCACGCTGGCAGCAAGGATGTCATCCATTGTAATCATCATTGTCCTCCGTGTCACAGGCATCATCGTCATCGTCAAATGGATAGTCAGGATCGCGAGGATCAGGATGGCGCATCAGCTTGTTGCGAAGCCGGCGCTCAAACCTGACCTGCGCGCGCAAGTCGTCAACTTCATCCTGCTGATAGTCATAGTCATCAAACATGATAAGCTCCACGCTTAGAGGTGCGCATTGCAGTCATAGGTCAGACACGTCGACTTTCTTGCGGGTGCCGGTGCCCTTCTTGACTGTAGCCTTGACAATCTCCGTCTTGGTGTGAATCTCAGCAGCATCAATGATGCGTGCAATCTCATGATCTTCCAGCAGATGCACAGTCTCAGGATACGAGATGAGGATGCTGTGACTGTTGCGCAGATGCTGCGGCATCATGGGGTCTTTATCCAGCAGTGCCTGTTCCAGACTGGCAAGATGGCTGTCAAGCCGATCAAGTACGTCAGGCGGGATGGTATCAACTCGTTTCATTCTATACTCCTTTGG